AAAATGTTATCCAATTAAATAAATAAAATGACACAAAAAGAACAATTACTAAAATACTTTCAGGAAGAAGATTTTAGCATAACCACCTTAGAATGTATGCAGAAATTATTAATTTTAGATTTGCAGGGAGTTATTAGAGATTTAGTAAATGATGGTCACAGAATAGAAAGTTTTTGGATTAGTAGAAAAAATATGTATGGTGATATAAAGAAATTTAAAAGGTATTATTTAATTCAAAGTGATTATGACTATACACAATTTAATAGAGAAAAAGAAGTATTAAAAGGGGTGACATTATAGGTAGTTTCTTTTTTCATTACTTTACTACCTTTGGGGGTAATTTATTAGTAAGGATAACATGCTAATATTTTACCCCTTTTTTTTATAGTTGCATTAATAAGTTTAAAGGCAATTTACCATTGTTCAACACAACACTACAACCAATTGCAGGTTTCTTGCCATATTTAGCATATGCCATTGCATAACTTTCGTGATCTATTCCACAACCAACTTGCATTCCGTACACTCTAAAATTTTGACCTACAAAGTGTTCACAATATGCTTGTGTGTGCAAATGTCCTTGTACTGTATTCATCATATCTGCTTTACACTTAGTCTTTGCTGTTCCACCCTCTCCGTGCAAGTATTGTACATTATCTTTTACATACCTTTCTACAAAGTTCCAATTAAACACCTCTAAGACATCTTTATAGCTTTTAATCCATTTACTTGGTATTGCTGACGTTTGTGCCTTACGCATCACCATTCTATCGTGATTGCCTATGATTACGGTTGCTATTGGAAAAGCTTTATACCACCTTGCTATTCTTTTTATTGCATACTCTAATTCATCAGCACCCCCCATGCCATCTGCATTGGTTTCGTGATAGCTAGAATAATGATTATCAATTATATCACCAATAAAGATAACTTCTGTGCAATCAAATTGTTCATATTTAGATACGCAAAACTCTAAATAAGAATCAAGTGAAAAAGGTTCGTGCAAATCACCTATAATTAATACATTATTTACAACACCACCTTGAGAAATTCTCATTTCTTTTATAAGATCGTGTTCAGATTTTGTAAGTCTTAATCTATAGTCTTTTTTCACTTTTTGCATTTACATTTGCATACTGAAGATTCAAACATAGAAAGACAAAGAGGAAGAACACCTATAAAACATAATAAAATGCCCTCCCAACTTATTCCATTGTTCATTGATTGCAAAGCAAATAAAACTATTGCACCACCAATTGTTCTTTTTGCAGACCACCTTTTTAGATCGCCTAGCTTTTTGTCTTTAAATATTGTGGTTATATCTAAATTCTGTAGTAACTTTTTCATTAGTGTTGACCTCCACCTTTTTTGTAGTTAGGGATAATAGCATTAAAAACACTATCAAGCCAACCAAATATTTTGTTGTCATTTTCGGTTGGTGTTAGATTTATTATAACTTTTGAGAAAGCCATAAACCCAATTAATAATTCTAGCCAATTTGTTTGTATAAATTCCATTTGTTTCTATTTTGGTTAAATCTTTGTATTCTTCAAAAGCATTAAAACTTGGACAAGCTTTATTTGCAAACTCTTTGTGTCCGTGTATATTTGCTTTTGGGTATAATTTTTTTAAGTATCTAAGTATAATTAGTAATGATTCTTTTTGTGATTCTGTTCTTGTGTCTTTTGCTTTGTATTCACCATCAGTTCTAAAATTTTCTACACCCCCTATATAACAAACTCCTATACTTGTGCAATTTTCTCCTTTAGTGTGAGCACCACATTCATCTATCATTCTGCCAGTTTCTATTAATCCATTTAATCTAACAACAAAATGATAACCAATACCTTTCCAACCTCTTTTTTTATGCCATTTATCTATTATAGATGCTGATATATCTTCGCCCTCTCTAGTTGCTGAACAATGAATAATAATTTTATTTACTTTCAAAATATTTTTTTATTGCATTATAAAAATCTCTACTTAACATACCAACTAAACCACCTATAAAACCTAATATAACAGTATGTAATAAAGTTTCCACAGGCACAAAGCTAATAGTAAGTATGTTTCCACCTATAAAACAACAACCTCTGTTATATATATCCTCCATTATGATATATTTACTATTTGATAGGTTACATAAATATCTGCTACACCTGTTCCAGTAGGAGGTTTACTAGTATACATTATAAAAGGTTCATTTACAGTTGAATTGTTTAGCGTAGCATCTCCAAGCCCAGAAGCATTTGCCTGAGTAAAATAGTAACTAATTCCACTGTTACCCATAGTCCAACTTTTAAAAAAATCCCAATAATGAGAAGTACTTATACCCTTAAAACCTAAAAATAAAGTTGAAGATGCTGTATTTGCAGTTGCCCCCTGAGTATATAATATAACAACTGAAAAGGGTATTATCATATTGTTTGCTCCTGGAGCAGCAACTAAAGTTTTAGCAGCAGTATTTAAAGATGTATATTCTGCATTACTTAATGTAATTTTATCAGTTTGAATTATATGTTTAGCGTCAACTTTTTTGCTTGTACCTACACTACTACCTGTTGTGTCAGATTTATCAACAATCATAAAAATATCATCACTAGCCGTTTGTTTTCCTAGATCCGTTTTGTCTGTTAGTCTTTGTCCTGCCATTTATATAAGTTTTTAGTTTTACTATATCTTTTTTACGTTTTTTTTTTGTTTTCTTATTTATCATATTAACAACAAATTGTAATACCTGCCCCTGTAATAAAGGCTTTTTCTTTATTAGATAAAGGTGCTACATCTAGATTTAATCCAGCATAATATGTTTGTCCGTTTGGAACTACATCACCTTGATTTGTTTGATTAGTAGAATATTCAGGAAAACTACTTGTATTGCCTCTTAAATAATCTATTAATCTTTTTCTATAAAATTCTCCTTGATCTATACTAGCATTGATTAGAGGTTTTAATTCTTCGTGTGAAACACTAGAACCTTGCTCTGTATTCATTGTTACTATTGCATTGTTTACCATACGCAATCTAATAAATGGCAAACTTGTTGCAAATGCAAATTGTACTAATGCTGGTTGAATAAAATTTTGCAAAAGAGTTAAATAATTACCTGCTAAACTATTATTTTGTATTTCTGTGTTTAATTTATTTTGTAGATCAGTTCCTATTACAGGCAAAATATATCTATCTTGTGCCATAAGAATATATGGCAACAATAAATTATCATCAACCGATCCACCAATTGCACTATCATTTTTTAATCTTTGTGTACTAATATATAAAGTGTGTTGTATTGCCATAGTTATTTTATTTTTTACCTGGATATGCCCCCCTGCCTGGCATATTAATAGGTGCTATTTTACTTTCTTTAATTCCTTTAGGTTTTCTTTGATAACTTTTAGGTATAGTATCGACTTTATTATAATCATTGTCTAAACTTTGACCATCTTTTAATTCAGTACCTTTTTTAAGTCTATATAATATTTCTTTCCATTTATGTCTACAATAAACCCCTCCTTTATACTTAAATAAATCATATTTTTTACCTTTATGTCCTAATTGTCTATTTACTCCTGCTTCACTTGCTTTGTCTATATCTTCTATTCTCCAAACAAAACCACCTGTGCTTAATCTCATCATATTATCACAAAATGGTCTTGACTTATTACCTTTCTTTTTTGCTTTTGTTGAGCCTACTGCATATTTAAATCTAACTCTATATGTAGATTTATCTAAATAACTAAATTTATCTTCATTAGACTTTATTTCATTAACAGCAAAATTTTCTTTCTTTTGTATTAACCTGTCTGCCCAATCTTCATAGCTTTCTTCACTTCCATAATCTCTTTCCTCTACAATTTCCCATTCTTCACTATTAATTTGCTGACACTCTAAATTTTCTATAATGCTTTCGTAACTTTCATCAGATAATTCAGTTAATTGCTCTACGTTTTCTATTTCTTGTACTTTTTTAGCTGACCAACTTTGTCCTGCATCACCCCCCCACAATGCCCATGCTATTCTACCTGCACTTGGAAATCCTTTTTGACCTGGCTTAAATCCCTGACTCTGTTTACTGCTTTTTTCGTGTCTAGCAAAAAAACTATTCATTCTCTTAATAGTATCTAAAGAAAGGTTGTCGCCATTAGATATATTTCTTGCTCTAGCTACACCTACCTCAGTACCCCCTCTACCATATTCTCTTCGCCATTCCAAACCTTTTTTAGCCTCCTCTATCATTCCTTTTGTAGGCTTCGTGTCAATATCTTGCAAATCTTTTAGATCTATACTTAAAGTAGTGTCTATTCCCTCTTTTTCTTGCTCATCTTTGTCAAGTTTACCAACATTACTAATATCTATAAAATCAGCTGGTTTAAGAGTTTTAAAGTACAAGTCAAGGTTTATATCATTTGCGTGAAATATTGGCTCTAAACCCTCTAAAAGTGTGTTTTGGAAGGGTTTTATTACAGTATTGTTAAAAAGTGAATAACTATCACGTAATTCATCAGCATTATTACCAAAACCACTACCATCACCCTTAACACCAAATAATAAAGGACTTGTCACACGATGTCCTGTTAAAACTTTTTTTGTAGTTTCTTGTGATAAAAATTGATAGCTATCTGAATTGTCATTTGCATTAATAGGCACTATTTCTGGTGCAGAGTCCTTTCCATCGTTAAATGTCAGCAATATACGTCCTGCATTGCCTGAACCAGCAAATTTAGCATTGATTTGTCTTTCTATTGTTCTTCTTTCCTCAATTGTTGGTATTCCATTAGCCATATTGATTGCCATACTTGGAAACATACCTGACTTTATATTAGATAAATGAAATTGTGCTATTTCCATATCAAGCTGTATGTAACTTGTGCTACCTTGATAATCTGGTGTTGCATAGTAGTAAGATCCAGGTGAATAATCTTTTATGCATAATACTTGATTAGCATTAGTTCTGTCTTTAAGGTCAAAAGCTTTTAAATATTTAGGTTTGTGTTTTCTAGTATTTTCCCAATCTGCACTATAGTAATATTCCTTAACTTCACCATATGCATCAGCCTTGCCACTTCTTATATATTGTGCAGGTATATGTCTAATTTCTACAATTTTAGTTCTTGGTTTATTCCAGATGGTATTTACATAACACATTCCAAATAGCTTCAAATCAAAAGTAAGACACTTTAAAGTATCTTTTTTAGAATTATGTAACAAACTATTTAAAGCTAACCAACTTTCTTTTTTAACATCACTTTCCTCTCTGTCAGTAGCATCTAAACCCTCACCATATATCATAGCACTTACACCTTTTATAACTGCATTGTTGATACTGCTACCATTATATAATTCTAGTAAATATTGAGGGTATAAATTATCATCACCAAATTCAATCCAATCTTTATTGTTGTTCTCAGAAATATTTGGCAAATTATATTCTGCTAAATGTATTACCGATATGTTGTCTTGTTTTTTTTTCATAACTAATTATTGTAAGTAGTAGTCCAGTTTTGAACACCATATTCTACATTTTTATTTTCTACTGCTTCACTATCTGGTTTACCAAATGCACTCATATTTTCAGAATCTAAATCATTGTCATTATAAGAAGTATAAAAAGATATAGGTTGTGTAGTATCTGGATTAGTTAAACTTGCTACACCTTTTGCAGATTGATTTGCATTTAATACAAAACCTATATTAATTGGTGTCGCATATTTACCACCTCCTGGCAAATGTGTGTTAAGCTGAAGATCACTATTATAAAATAAACTTACATCGTATATATCATCACAAGGCAAAACTATTCTACCAATTAATTTTTGTGCTAAAATGTCTGAATTTGCCACACCACCTGGTATAAATAAAGCTTTTGCATAAAGTACATCAAATTTAATTAACCATGCTCTATTTGTATGAGTGTATTGTGGATTGCCTGTAAATAAACCACTTGCAGGTTTAGCAATTATTGTTCTTTGATAATTAGTGTTTCTTCCTCTAAATTTTAAAATGATATAATTGCCACTTGTTCCACCACCTGATAAAATTTTAGGATCTACATAAGAAGATAAATTTAAAAAAACTTTAACCTCTTGTGGTGAGCCTGATTCAGATGTTTTTGTGAAGTTTATATTATACATACTTAAATATTTTAGGGATGTACTCTATCATTAATAATTTTATTTCACTATCATTTTTAGCCTCTACTAATTTATCATTTAATTCTATCCACATTTCCTGATCTTCTATTGTGTTTTTAGAATTTAATATTTTATCTATTTCTTTATAGCTCATTATTTTTAATATCTTCTGTATTATTTTTAAATGATTTTTTCTTTTTTGATATTGTTGTGTTAGTGTAATATTTTTCTTTTACTGAATCACTTAAATTTTTTATCTGATGTGGTTTTAATTGACCATAACTTATATTCATATTTAAGGGTTTGTAATCTTTGTATTCTTCTTTTACTTTATAAGCCATACTATATAGTTTATTATAAATATAAAAACAACAAATTCGTTCACAAAGTGTTCGGTTTATAAAATTTTTTTTATATAATTATGCTAATTGTAAAGTTTTTTTAATAAAAAAGGGTTACCGAATAGATAACCCTTATTTTAATTGAGTAACGATTTATTAATTATGTTCCTACAGTGATTGTTAGATCTGCTTCATCAGACAATCCATCAAAAGGATATTTAGCTGTAGCTGCACCTGCATTATCTCCAGGTCCTGCTGTTGCAGGTAGCCAAATTAAAGGTTCTTTTTCTTCTGCTCTTAATTCTAAAGTGAATCCTGTCATATCAGCCTTTGCAACTCCTGTAACTGCTGTACCTCCTGAAACATCAACCCCATTATCCATACCTAATAAGAATACATTATCGTTCATATCTAATACAAATACTTGAGATCTGTTGTAAGAAATTAATCTTAATTCATTTGTTTGTGCAACAGAAAGTTTTTGCATTGATATAGATAGAGTTTGTTCAAAGAATGTAGTACCATTTGCAGGATCTGAATTTATATTAACAGTCATTGAAGATAAATTTGGTCTTAAATCATACTGAAATACAATAGTTTTAGAAGATTCAGCCACATCCCAATTTGCAAAACCTGCTGTATCCATCTGTAAAGGGTTAGATCCATTAAATATTGCTCTTGCTCTTACGTTAGAACAATAAGATTTTACAAAGAAGATTTTTTTCAGACCTCCAATTTGATCTTTACAATCTACTAATAAACCTCGTGTTAAATTACAAGCCATGTTTATTGTTTTTTAATTATTAATACTAAAAAAAAAGGGTGATGTTTCACACCCTTAATTTAATTCAATTTATGCAAAGTTGTAACCTACAACCCCATCAGCAACTACACCACAACCTACACCTGCTGCAAACTTCATAACAACGTTAATATTGTCTGAACCGTCATACTGATAAGCTGGTATAACTCTAACTTCATTCATATCAGAAAGTGCGTTAGAAGCAAGTACAAGGTTTTCAGGGTATGTAGCAACGATTACATCATTAAACATTCCTGGACAAACGTAAATTGGATATCCCATATATGTTAATCCTGTAAATTCACCTGCTTGTCCTAATTGTTGGAAAGTAGTTGCAGATCCTAACTTCATTGCATAGTAAGAATACATTTGTTGTGACATATAGAAACCAAAACCTGGTTTAGAAAGTATTGCAGATTTGTCTGAAACAACCTTAGTATATACTTCTTGCAAGTTATCAAGAATGTTAGCAACACTTGGTGCATTAGAAAATTCTTGAGTAGCAAAATCTTTCATTTTTGATACTGCAAAATTACCTGCACCGTGTGTACCATTATTAGATAAGAAACCTGTACCAAATACTGCACCACCTTTCCACATTTGATTCTCAATAGCTTGTCCAACATTTGCAACTAAAGTTTCAAGAACAAAACTTTCAAAAGTTCCTGGTAAATTTCCGTTTCTATCCATTCCTTGTCCTATCCAAGTGTCAAATATAGTACCTCTACAATATTGAATGTTTACATTTAAGTCTGTTAATGTAATTACACTTTCACCAATAGTTGTGTCAGTTGGATTAAATGTACAACTTGCTGAACCTAGAGGATCGGCTACAGTTAAATTTGAAATAACAACTTTGTGATTAAAACCATCTACTGTTCTAATACCTCCATTTGTTACAGTTAAATTTGATTTTACAGCCGCACTAACATAAGGTAGAGAAAGCTGCCCTGCATAAGTGTTCGCACCTATTGAAGGGTTTGCGAACTCATACTTTTTGTTTGTGTTTTTTTTCATTTTTTTTCGATTTATTTATAATTATTAATTAATTCTCTAACTCTTTCTTGTTGTGAAAGATTTTTTAAAGATTTTTTATTTGCTTTTGGTGCAACTTCAGGTTCGTGAATGAAACCATCAGCACCAGGTTCTTTTTCTAATTCTAATATTTGAGATTTAAGTTCCTCTACCTCTTCTACAAGACTAGAAATCATATCTTTTGACATTTCAACCATTTCTTCTTCTTTATTTTCTATAACTTCTTCTTTTTTCTCTTCTTCAACTACTTCTTCTGACATTTTTTCTTCTTCTTTATCTCCATATGCCATTTCTTTTACTTTTTTAGCCATTTCTTTTGCTTTATCTTCGTCTATATGGTCAGGTGTGTGTTCAAAAATAGCTTTAGATAGTTTTTCTTCATCTATTTCTTCCATTTCTTCTTTTTTATCCTCATCTTCCATTTCTTCTTTTTCTTCTTCAATTTCAGCTTCAATTTCTTCTTCTTCTTCACCAATTAATGAAATTTTAGAATCATCATCAATAGTAATTTTAGATCCATCTTGTAATGTATAAGAACCTGCTGATAATAGACTTGTTTCACCATCGTCACCTACAACCATTACTACAGAACCAACAATGAATTCATCATCTTCAGTTGCCAATACCCTACCATCATCTAAAATCATTTCTGCATACAATTTTGTTTCTTTAGTTTCCTCTTTTGATAGTAAGAGGTTTTTTATTTTGTCTAGTGTACTTGCCATTTTACTTTTTTTTTATAAATATTAATATTAAGAAATCGTTCGCAACCCTATCTTATTTTTTAAAAGAACCACAAACTTTTGCAGCAATTTTTTTATTGCTAAATTTACCAACCATATCCCTCATACATTCAGACCATCTATACTTTTCTAAAGCTTTTTTATGTATAAAATCTGAATAAGAAACATACTTGTATTTTTTCTTCTTTTTTTTCTTTGTGTTACCTAATTCATCAGTAGTAAATTTATCTTGTATTGCTTTTGCGTGTGTTTTACAAGGCATATACCTGTCTATTCCATTGACTTTGTGAATGTGAGATCCAACACAATTTTTAAACATTTGACCATATATTTCTGCCTCTTCTTTTGTAGCAAATAAAGGTTCTCCATCTAAACTACCTACAACTGTTAATTCATTTTCTAAAATTATGTCTTTTATTTTACCTAGTGTTACTTCATCAGGGCAATCAGTACATTCTTCTGCAAGGTCTATAATGTCTTTAGGCTTTGATGCTTCAATTATTTTATCTGTAAAAAAACCCTCTATACTAAAACCTCTTACTTTACCTTCTTTTACACTATCCCAAATTTCTTGGTTATTAACTTTCATTTTCACAAACCAAGTGCCAACTGGTAAGTTTTTAAAGCCATAAGAAGTTGATTTGTCATTTTTCTTATCTTCCTTTATCCAGCTTTCTACAACACTAATTCCTTCAACTGCTACTTTGTGTTCATAAGTAGCATTATTGTTCCTTAGACTTGACATAAACAACTCCTGTGCTTGTTTTATAGTATCTTCGGTAAAGAAAACTACATACTCTTCGTTTAGTTCTTTATCGTATCTTGGTATCTCTTTGTTTGGTATTAATACCGCACCAACAAGTGTTTTCTTTTCTTCATCTAGTTTAGCAAGTGTTAAAAAATTGTCATTACTTAAATAAACAAAGTTTTCTTCTATGGCTGGGAATTCTACTAGACTAATTGCCTCAACTCCAAACCTTTCTTGTTCCTCATCAATTATTAATTCTACTTTTTTTAATTTTGTTTTGCTCATACTCATAAATATAAATTTTTAATTTTCGTTTACAACGTCGCTTGTAAATTTAAATCGTTTTGTAAAGCCTGACTGCTACTTACATCACTTTCAACTACGAATGCCTGTACAGGTGGTGGTTCACTTCCTATTGCACCAAATGTAGGTACTAAAGGTTCTGCATTTTCTAAAGGATCTTCAGAAGTACCTGCATCTATACTACCTATATCAGGGTTAGAACCACCTTGTTCACCTGGTAATTTAGTAGATACAATACCTTTTATATTTGCCAAACCTGTTGCTATTGCACCTGCTGCGGCAATCGGACCGAATATAGGACCTGCACCTACTGGTGGTGGTGCTAATGCTGCAACTGCAGCTTGTTTTGTGTTTATTATTGCTTGACCTATGGCTAATGCTTTACCTACTGCTGTTTCAGATCCTATTAAATTACTAATTGCCCCCATTGTACTACTAACAATTGCAAATTTTGCCTCCTCTTCTTTTCTTTTTATTTCAGTTCTTTTTGATTCTGCATCACCCTCAATTTTAGTTAACATTTCTTGTAGTTTAGTTTGGTCAGAAATAGTTCTTATGGCTAATTGTTTTCTTGCTTGTTCTTCTTGATTTATTTGTTCTTTTTGTACTTCAAAAGCATCTTGTATAATTTGATTTAGTTGGTTTTCATTATCAATTCTTTCTTGCACTAATGCATTTTCTTGCTCTTTTGACTCTTTTTCTATTTTTGTTTTTCGCAAGGTCGCTTCAAGTATAGCTGTATCTATTGCTGCTAATTCTTCTTTTAATGCTATATTATCTTTGTCTAATTTTAATCGTTGACCTATTGCTTTTTGTTGCGACTCTAGTGCATCAATCTCTAATAATCTTGTTTCCTCTGCTTTTTCTGCTAATTCCTTGTTTGCTTTTATTCTATCTTCTATTGTTTGTGATACATCATCTCTAATTGCTCTCATTTTTTCCATTTCATCTTCTGCTAAAACTATCAATTGTCTATGTTCTTCAGCTAACATGCCCATTGCATTTGTTGCTGTTGTTATTGCTTTTGCTTGTTTAACTAAACTTTTTACAGTTACATCTTCAAATGTATTATTAAATTCTTCCACAACTACAGATCCGATTTTACTTATTTCTCCAATACCCTCTTTAAAATCTAAAATAATACCTTTTCCTGCTGCAATTGCCTCCTCACCTGCCTCTTTTATTTCTTGTTTATATCCATTTATTTGATTTGTTAATTCTTTTATTCTTGTGACATCACCTTTTCCTAACCAGGATTTCTCCCATGCTAACTGTACCTCTTTAATAACTAAAGCTACACTATTAAAAGTTAATTTTAAAGGTGTCAAAGCAAGTGTCATAAAGTTTTTTATTAATCTTCCTAACGCATCAAAATTATCTCCTGTTGCTGTTACTCTATCAAATATTGTTTTAAAAGTTTCTATGATTTTATTAGATACAATCCCTATCATATTAAAAGCTGTAGTCACACCATCTAGAATTGTTTGGTTTTGCAATAAGGTTTCTGATAACTTATCAACTACTTTCATTATTAAACCAAACCCTGCTGCTTTCATAGCAAAACCAACACCTGTAAAACCTTTTGCTAAACCTTTTATTGCACCACTTTGTGCTTTAGCTGTTTCACCTATGCCTTTAATATCTGTTTTAATTTCTCCTAAATCGCTTACAGCTTGTTTTACATCTGCTTCAACTTCTATTGTTACTTTTTCAGCCATATTGTTTTTATTTTCTTTATTAATTCTTCAAATGTTTCTGGATATTCATACATTCCTAATGCTATGTGATTAGTATTATCTTCTATTTCTGTTAATAATGATAATGTATTTGGTGTCATATCTCCTATCTTTTGTATGTAGTTTGCTAATTCCATAATAAATAATCTAAATTTTGCATTAATATATTATCAGCATTTTGATATATTGCCCTTGTACTTGAAGCATTAAACAAATGTTGTGATTTACTTATTATACTTACTTCACAAATCCAATTACAAGTTTCATTTGCTGCACCACCTGATATTGTAGGTTGCCAATATCCATTAGAATCAGTTGTTGTAATACTAACTGTTGGTGCTGTAAATGCTGCGTCTTTATTTTGTTTTGTTAATGTTGTTCCACCTATATTTTTTAATCCACCATAATACAACCCTAAAACAGTATCATATTCAAAATAACCTACTTTCTGGTAATTAGTTCCATTTTTAACAGTTCCTAATAATTTAATTTTTATAAAGCTTACTGTCAAAAATTTTACTTGAAATACTTTTTTTAGAATGCCACCATAATTAAATGTTGTAGTCGATGTTCCATTTGTTGTAGCCTCTAAAACAAAATTCATTGTTTGAGCATATCCTGTACTACTTTGTATAACATTGTTACTAGTTATGTTTGGCATCATAGCTGATATAGGATTATCTCCACCAATAACTTCACTAGGACTATCTGTTACTGTTGTTGATCCATCACCACCAGTTGCATAACATTGACCTACTCCTGTTGTAGCATTTGTTTGTACAAAAGTCCAGTTTTCATTTTGTTCTTCACAACATTCATTTGTAATAGTTGTAGCTGATCCTGTTCCTGCATCAACCCATGTCATTAATCCTGTTTCTGTAATAGTTGGTATAGCATCACAAGTTGATGGTATTTTTTCTATTACTTTTAATAATGTAACTTTTGTAGATTTATTCCCACCTACTAAATAATTATCTATACTAATTACCCTCCATAAACAATTTTTTATTAAATAAGTATTTTTAAAACCATTACCTGCAAAACTTTGTATATCAGTTGGTGATAAATTAACATAACATTCCATTATTCTAGCTTCATCACTATATATTTCATTTATATATTGAACCCAATAATCATAATAAAAACCATGCTCACTATAAGTATTATTAAAATAATTAAATGTAAAACCTGTATTAAAATTAGGACTATAATATGTCCAATGTAATATTTTAGTGTTTGCTGTTACCCCTGTGTTTAGGTTATCTAAATTATATTGTGTGCAAAGAGGAAATGTATTACCTGTATCTATACTATCGGCAGTTTGTATATATTGATCTGAATATATATGAAAACTATATGTAGTGCCGCTTGGATTGCTACCTGTTATATCAACAGGTGTTCCACTATAATAAAACAATTTTGGCTTCATTCCCTCTAAAGGTTTTGAGGGTTCGTTTACAGGTGCTTCAAACAAATATGCAGTTGCAATATTACTTTCAGGAAGTGGTGTTCCTATTCCATTATTATCCCATAAAGAAATACCTTGTGCAATTAAAGGAGATGTAGCTGTAAAATTTTTAAATTCTTCTGTTGCAAAATCATTATCTCTTTTTTCTTTGTATGTTCCATAAACAATATTATATTTTTCATTATATCTTTGATTTAAAAAGTCCTCATCTTCTAAATCTCCAAATGTTAATAGTCTTGATTGTAATTCATTAGTTGTTTTTACAACTTGTTCTTTAGATAAATCAAGTTTTTCTGTCCAATAATTAACAGATCCACCATTTACAAAATCTTGATATGGCTCTATAATTAACTTTTTTTCATCTTCTGCATCTGTTTTTATAATAAGATTAAACTTATTTATAATATCTTTTACAAAATCTGACTGGCTCATATCTGGCATGTTGTGTCGCATTTGCACAATACCCTCTTCACCACCACTCATTAATCCAATTTCATCAGTTTGTAATGTTTCTACTATACAATTTTCTATTGTTATAGCTACTGTTTGTGAACTTCCTAATCCTAGATCTTGCATTGTGAATATGCAAAAATAAATTTCACCTGCTATTGGTGTAATGTTGTTTGTAAATACATATTCTAATGTGCTGTCAGGAGTTACTGAAATGCTGTCCATACTTTCGTAAGGTGCTTGTGTTGCAGTAGCAATTGTTCCACCCCAATTTATATCATTTAAATTACTTTGTGAATACCATCTACAAGTTAATTGTGCTTCATAATCATTAGATAAATTAGTTTGAGCAGCAGTAGTTAATTTTAAAGTAGTTTGTATCTGCATTGTTCCTGATGGCAATAATGCTTCGTCAGCAGGTTCAATAGGAAATTGAATACTAGGACAATTAATGGTGGTTACAGGTGCACCCTCAACTGCTAATGCAGTAAGTGTGGTGGCATTAAATAAATTGTTAGGATCGTAAACCTCATTATTTACAATTACATTTTCTAAATAGCATTGGTCAGCATCATAATCATTTGATATATTAACACTTTCAGTTTGTGTTGCAGTCATATTAGCTAGAAAACCTATAAACGGTGCCTCACTACCAGAACTTGTGTTAAATACTGTTTGTACTTTTTGATTTTCTGTAGATAGTGTCATAAATATTCTACTAAACCAATCAGTGTTTGTAAGTGTATCACCACTAATTCCTAAAAATGTACTTTCAATTGTATATCCTGCTTTAGCTGCAATTAATTGAAAAAGTCTTTGTATTCGTATAGCTGGTTTTAAATTACCAATTTTAACCATTCCATAATAATTTAAAGCTGCAATACCATTTACTTGTCCTAACTCATTTACATCACCTGTCCAATCATCAGGATTCCAAAACATTGAACTAGAATAAGGATTATGTGTATGCCCATAATCAAATACAGGATACATAACATCATTAGTAGTAGCACCTAAAACAGTAGTCAATCCTGGACTGGTCCAACTTGCTAACACATTTGCTAATGTTAATTTGTGGTCTAATAATTGATTTAATAATAGTAAATCAGGATCTGTAGTGTCTTGGGTGTCAAAAACATCTTTTAGTTTAGAGTCCTTTAAATCTGTAAAAAAGTCTGCTGTATCTCCAAATAAGGCAACTTCATATAATCTTGCATTAAGGTATATAGATTTTAATTGTATAAAACCTTTTAATTGTGGAATACTATCTATATATAAAATTGCAGGAAATTTAAATTTAGCATTAAATACTAAAGTGTCTAAATTAACATTAAAGTAGTTTTCAAAAAATTTATTATTAGCATTTGAAAAGGGTAATTTTAGAGTTTGTGAAAAACTAGATTTTCTTTGAGATGGGTTTTTTAAATCTAACCAATTATAATTAACAACTACACTAGGTTCTTTCTGTAAGTCTAATTCAAATTGATCTAAATCATAAGTATCAGAACCTGTGTTTTCTCTACGATATGCTACTAACCTGACTTTCATTAGCTATTTGTTCTTTCTTTATTTGCGTATTCTAAATTAATAGTGTATTGTATTTTTATTTTATTATTTACACTTGTTTTTTTTGTATAACTTTTATTAGTTATTATAACAGGAAACTCTACACCATTATCATCTAATATCTGCACATTAATTGAAGTAAATAATTCTTGTAGCCAAACTGCTTCATCTTCATTTAGGTAATCAGAGTTTATAATTAATTTCTTTTGTGCTTTTGTAAATAGGGTTTCTCTTCCTCTATCCCAATTATTATAGTTAAAATCTACACTATCACTTGCTACATCCCAATTTCCTACAACTCTTTCCATTTCTTCAGACTTTATATCTAAAGTTTCTGTAGACTTTCCTCTGAAGTTCATATAATCCCATGCACCTAATCTATTTCGCCATGCTAATCTAATGTTATTATATCTTGTACAGCTTAAATGCCTATCATCTATTTCTTTTCTACTTGCTCCGTATCGATAGAAGTTGTAATATTTAGTACATCTGTCTGTAATATCTGCTGCAGTACACCCAAATATTCTATAATATGCCCAATTAGCAAATTTACTAGGTTGTGCATTTGAATTTCTAATTTGTTCTTGTAAATTTTTAGTTCCACAACCAAAATATAATATTGCTTTATCTATACTTGTACTTTGTGCTGCACTTGCCCCACCATTTATAGTTGTATTAGAAAAAAACTCTACTGTATTTCCACCTGAACCTGTAATCAAGTTACCTGCACTATCAAAATATTGTATAGCTATTTCGTCTATTTTCTCACCTTGTGTAATTAAACTTGCAGGTGTTGAGTTATTATTACCTTGTTTAAAACATATAGTTTGAAGATCTATATTGTCTGCACTTGTTGAAGATCCTCTTACAAATTGTACTGTTGGAGCATTAGTTAAGAATTTGTGATTATCTGGATCTGTATCACTATTCATATAAAAAGCTAAAGGAAAGTTAGTTCCATTTATATCTAATCCACCTACATTAGTAGCTGTTTTTTCGTATGGTGTAGTTGCAGGTGTTACGTAATTAGTTGCATTGTCTTGTCCTGATGCAGGTGCTAAAACAGGTGCAGTAGTTGCTGATGTTGCTACCTCGTGAAAGGCATCTACTCTTACTGTTATTAATTGGTTATCATTTTGCCCAAATGGTTTTGTAGTTACTTGAGTTCCTAATGTGTGTACACTATAACTTGTGCTATTAGTATTAGTTAATTGTGTATCTAAATAAGTTTTAAGTATATGACTAATATTAAAGATTCCTACATTTTGTTGATTTTTGTGAATTTTTAAAACTGCTATTTCAGTTCCATTTACTGATACTTTTAAAACATATCTAAATTTAAAACCATTATATGTAGCAGGTACACTTTCTTTTAGCATATATATAAGTGGTGTATTGACCGCACTTAATAAATTTGGTTTTTGTTCTATTGTTGTTGCCATTATTTTTTACCTCCTATTTTTAATTCAACTTTAGTTTCATTATCTACTGCATTCATATCTTCTGTTACAGCTTGTTGTATATCTTCTGCAAAATCTCTTTGCATTTCTTCGTAAGGTTTGCTAATAAACCTGGTTCTTTGTAATCCTCTTTGGTATATACTTCTTGCTATTAAAAAACCTAAACTTCTATCAGTAATAAATCTACCTTTTTTATCTCTACCTTTTATGCCTTTTGTTTTAGTCCATTGTATAATTTCTTTAAATGGTGGCATTTTGTTTGTGAATTTAAATTTACTTCCTTGACCTCTCATTCTTCCACTACCTTTAAAACCACCTGCACCTTTCACACCTTGATCTACAAACATCCAATAGTCCTCTGCACTTCCAAAGCTTATAACCCCTTTTATGTTATCATCTGTTTTTTCAATATCAAAACTCATTTGGTCAAATAAAGTTCCTGATGCTCTTTTACCCTCTTTATTCAGGTTTGCTCTAGCTTTTTCAATTAACTTGCTACAAAATTGTGATATAATATTTTCTGTATTTATAAATTCCATTATGTATTTGGTAAATCATTACTCAATTCAATAGGTGCATCACATAGTGAATTTGGGTTATTAACTTGTATGGAAAAAGTTGATGTCCATCCTGTAAGCATATTAGCAAAACGTACTGTAAATGGCTCTACACTAACAGGCATATTCAAGACTATTTCGTTAGGCACAAAACTAAACTTCTTGCCAGGATCTGCAACCTCACCATACCTTACAGAACTTGTTTGTATAGATAAATTTTGTCTATATTCTGCTATTATATCTTGCATCACTTGTAACATTGTAGACCATACTTGCTGTCTGTTAGTTTCTGTAGTAACCTCTGTAACTCCATCAGTTTGATCTGTTTGTTTGTCTGTTATATCGTCATCAATTAAACTCATTGTATATACATTAAATGTATAAGTTAGCACACCCCTGTCTACGTTTGTTGTACTTGGTTCTACATATAAAATTGGATAATCTTTTTTATTTAATTTGTTTATGTCTACTTCATCTAATGTTCCTGTGTGGAAAGAATTAATTTCATAGTGATTTGTAGCTATGTTTTGAAATATCTCTATTATGTTTTTATATGTTATCATTTGTGTTTACTATAATTATTGTTCTCTGTACTTTGTTTGTCTTGCAAATAGCTTAAATATGTTAATACTGTTGTTATTTCTAACTTTGTAATCTTTTCTATATGTAGAATATTTTCGTTGCATAAGCTAAATATTATATTGTACCAACCCCATTTTGATTGTAAAGTTCTTTGTTGTTCGCTTTCTTCATTTCCTTTTTCGAATAATTGGCTATAACTTCCAACAAGTTTTCGCCTAAATAAAAAAAAAAATTGAATGCAGATAAAACACAAGTCATTGGTAAATCTAAAAACTTTTCTGCTGTTTCTAAATTTGGATTATAAGATTCTATATTATAGAATTTACCTTGTCTTTTTACTATTGGTCTATATAATATTGACATTATATAATGTAAACTTTCATTGCTATTTTTCATATAACTTTCAAGATCTACAAACTCACCTGTTGTTAATTTGCTAAAGTTTGGTATAAAACCATATTCTTTTTCTTTAAACTTTATAATGTTTTGTAGTTTTTGTTCTGGTTTTTTATTTATAAAAGAGTTCATTTTGCTGACAATCATCTTTCTGTCTTTTACTTTTATTTTTTTTATAACCTTAACAGGCACATTACACAATACACTTAACATTTCTATTTCATCTCCATTTTTAGAAACTTGTAGAAACTTTTGATACTTCTTAATAGTAATGTCATTCCAATTAGTAGGAACATTTATTGTTATTTTAGTCTTTGCCATTTTATATAAATATATTTTTTGCGTTTTCGTTCATAGAATATAATACTTACCTGAATAATTAGTAGTTAATTTGTTTAAAGCTACGTACCTAACACTATCAATTATGTGGTCTGCTTGATTAGTTGCAGGTTTGTTTATTACCTTACCATTTTTATCTACTAGCCATTTATAAAACTTAAATTCATTAATTGTATTTGTGCTGCTTTTCGTAATATGGATCTTGTATCTTCTTAAAATGTCTATACCCATATTAATACTGTCTGCACCTTTCTTTGCTGGTTTTACGTTAAAACCTAATCTATTTATTTCTTCTATTGACTTTGGCTCAGCACTATCCCCTATTATTTCTATTTGCCTTGTAATGCTGTGTTTTCTTAGCTCTGCTGCAATATCTTGGTTTGTTAGACCTTTACTATACAAAACTTCATTTAAGTACAAATTATCGTTTAATTTAAAGACTTCAACTAATGCTGTAGGATCGTTACTATAACCAAAATCCATTCCCATTGCTATTAATTGTGCTTGTTCAGGTACGTTATTACATATTTCAAATTGTCTGAATATAGTTTCAGTAGGTTGTGCCATATCCCCTAATCCATATATTTTCCAATAGTTAGAATCTAAATCCCTTAGCCTTTCTATTTCTTTTATAGTTTCTTCAGGTAAAAAAGGATTATCTAAATAAGTTGATTTAATAAAAGTGCAATCTTCTCTATTTATAACATTGTCATATATCCAGGAATATGGATCTGAAGGATTAAAGTCTAAATAAATATTTTCAGTTGTTCTTAGACTTAGCTGAACCCACGATTCAAAATCAAACTCATTTGCCTCATTGAGCCAAAGTATATTTCTTTTTCTTCCACGTATTTTTTGTGGCATATCAACTGAAATAAACTCTATTTCATTTCCATTTAATTTATAAGTAAGTTCTGATTTATTATGATTTTCAGGATTGTATAAATTATGACTTTCCAATATAGAAAAAAAATCTCTGTACGCAGTACCTTTCAAAGCTGGTAAAGTTTTCCTACAAATAGTATATACCTTTCCCTTTGTTTGTAATGCTTTCAGTATAATTAATTGTGCTAAACTATAGGTTTTACTACTTCTTGTACCACCCTGATTAACTACAATTCTTGTACTTGCATCAAGATTTTTCTTGAGAACTACTGTTCCCTTTAGGCTCAACAATTTCAATTTCTATTTTGTTTATTTGTTCGTTACCACTTGATAGATCTAATTCCTGTCTTTCTACATAACCTCTTTTCTTTCCTTGTGTTTTTAAGTAGAATATAGTTGCTGAAGTAGAATTATCTTGTATTTGTTTATGTAGTTGACTTTCTGCAAAGTCTAATGCTACATTTTTCAAATCATCAACCTTTGCTTTAAATTCAGGATCTGTATTATACCAATCATAGTATGTAGTTCTACCAATCCCTACTTTTTTACAAGCTGTTGTTACTATACCTAAAGATTTTTCTAAGGCATCTAACATTGCTTTTTTAGTGTGTTCGGTTTTGTTCATTTATTAGAGTTTTTATATGTTTTATTATTTGTTCTTGTTCTTCTTTATTATCGTTACTAAATATTGTTACTTTATTTTTTTGTATTATGTTTTCTATTTTAGTTCTTTTGGCTTTTATAAACTTTTCTGTTTGTTTGTCTTTTCTTTGTATATGTCTTTTGTGTATTTCTTCTTTGTTTGCTTTTATTACTATTATTTTACAATCAACTTTATTAAACAAACTTTGATTAAATAATCTATCACCCTCAAACAATATTAGTTCGTTAGAACACTTTTCGACAAATTTAAGGAAATAAGGCTGCACAGCCATAGAAAGTTTATCAGTTCCACTAAAAAGGCTTTTGTCATAGATACCTACAATATTTAACTTATCATTTGTTATTCCTCTTACTAAACCATACTTAAATGTTTTAAAAGGCATATAGTCTTTTATTATGCTTTTCATTATTGTAGTTTTACCAGTTGCTGGTTCTCCACCTATTGCTATAATCATAACATTTTATATATTTTACTTATTAAATAAGGGTATATTACTAAACCATCTTTCCAACCACCATTCATAACTATATTATTATTGTTTATTTTAACTAACATTCCCTGTCTTTTGTTTTGTGTGTTCATAGGTCTTGCACCATACACAATTTTTTCATATTTGTTTATTCCTAATTTATTTAATCTTTTTATGCTATTTTTTATATAATTTTTTCTTTTCTTTATATAATTATTATGTTTTATAGCTGTACTATCTCCATACCATAATAAATTATTATGCCAATTCATCAGCTTTTCGTGTGTATAAGGTCTATAAGTATTTATATAATCTTCTTTAATTTGTTTTTTTATAAAAAAGCCATGACCTGTCAATGCATCTAAATAAGGTAAATTAAATAGTTTTTTAGCTAAAAACCCTGCACAAATTATATTCTTTCCTTTATAAAATTTTTCTTCTGTTTGCACACCTTCTTTTGTAGCCTTTATAACTTTTTCTTTTATATAGTCTTGTTTTAATACTTCTGGTATTGGTAAATGATATAATTCTTTTTTTATATTTTTATTTACAAACAATCTTTTTTCTACTTTATAATTATTATGTATAAAATCTAATGAATTTTTTATATAGCTTACATCTTTTAACCAGGTGTCACTAAATAGGTTTTCACTTATTATAGATGCTGAAAATTCTAATCTTGCATCAAATATTCTATACTCTATACCTTTGTTGTCAAAATCTTTTGCTAACATAGATCCTGCTAATCCTGCACCAACTATATTATACATTTTTTAAACCTTTTATTTAAGTGTTCTATATCTTGACCTACTTTATATTTATTATGTTTATATGAATGGTATTTACACAATAAAGTTTCTACTTCATTTATTCTTAACCCCTTGTTATTATTGTGAGGTGAATTTATTGTTTCTAAACCTTCTAACATTTTATTTGCATTATGCATAAGCTTACTATACAACTTTGTGTCTTGTAATAACTTTACATCTTCAGGTAAATCGTTTATCATCAACAAACCCTTTAAAGGAAATGTATAAGCCTTTCTAAAATCTATTGTTTCAAAATCTACATCTATACCATAACAACAACTTATAAGATCCATAAATTTCCATGCTGCCCACGAACCATAACCTTTTATTGTTTTTATTTTATTAAAAACTACATAACCCTTTTGTGTAAAAAACTTTTCAATGTTAATGTCAATAAATGCTCTTTGTATATTGTTTAAATATTCTTTTGCAAACCTTTTAGATTTTCTTCTTTCAGTTCCATACTTTACCTCTAATATGTTTTTTTCTTTATTTATTACTTGTAATTCTGAATAGCTATCATATATTACAAGTTTGTGCAATATCCAATTAAACATTTGTTTTTTGTTCCAACCATATTCTTTGCATTTTTCTCTTATTAGTATGTAGTCTGGATCTATGTCACCAGTTTCTATTATTTGTTTTGAAAAATCCCTAAAACTTAACATATTAATTTAATTTAGATCCTGCTTTTCTGTTTTTTGCTCTATTTACTTCTTCATCTGCTGTACCACAACTTATCATATTTTCTCTGTAATACATAACTAAACTTACTCTTGTTGCATCTTCATCTATCTTGTTTATAGGTGTGTTGCCATGCCATTGGTGAACATCTACTAATAACAAATCACAATTCTGCATGTCAAAAGCTACACCCCATTTTGGCAAAACAAAATAACCCCCTGTGTACCTGCCTTTTCTTAATACTACTAAATTACCAAAACCTTTTGCATAATCCCCTTTATCTGTGTGTACAGCTGTTTGCCAATTTTTGTTTACTGTTACTGTTGTAAATGCAGTATTCTTAATCACAAAGTCTTGACTTGTTTCATCTGCTATTTTTCGTTGCAATGCGTAGTGCTCAGGCATTAATTCTGCATATTTAGTATCTACTAATTTTATAATTGGATATGCTTTTTTAAACTTTTCAAATTGTTTTTCATTAAAAGCTGTTTGCCTACAATAAGGAAATCTTGCGTTTCTATCAAAGTAACCTATAATACCACTTTTAGTTATTTTTGATGCTTTTTTTGTATTTGCTATTGTGCCATCTTTTTTTAATCTTGTAGTTTCTGTATTAGATTTATGTATATCTCCATTACCTATACTTCTGTTGTTAGTATGTTGTGCTGCATCTTTTAAATTTTCATAAGCTTTTTCTGCAATGTTTGCAGGTATTATTTTTTTTCTAAACTTTGCTATACATTTATTTGTTTCTTCACAATATATATCTGCATCATAATTTATAAAAGTATTATAATCTTTTTCAGATAACAATACACCTCTTAATTTATCAGTTTCTTTATCAGTAAGTCTTGGTTTTATAACTATTTTTTTCATAGGTTTTCATATGCTTTTTCAATACAATAATATACTGTGTCAGTTAAATTTTCTGTTCCAAATTTTTCTCTTAGTTTTAATTCGTATTGCTTGAATTTAGGTTCAGTTTTTGTGTTTAAAAACAATTGCACCATTTTTACGTGGCTTGTGTCTATATCTTCATCATCTGGGTAGTCATAGTCGCCTGTATCTTCTATATCACTATCAAAATTTACGTCGTCCCATTTAGGTATATTTACACCCCACTCTTTTAATTCTTCTACATTCCACTCATTCGCTAATACATCCCAATCCCATTCTCCAAATGAACTATTATCTTTTATAATAAATTCTTTTTCTTTCTCTTTAGATAAATTTACTTTTTGTATGTAAACTTCCTTAATACCTGCTTCAATACAGGCTCTTAGCCTCATATTTCCACCTAATACTACAAAATCTTCGTTTACAACAATAGGTCTAATTTTAAGCATTTCAGGAAAGTCTTTAATGCTTTGCACTAATTGTTTAAATTTTTCACCTCTTATTATCCTAGGATTTTCAGAATTTGGTTTTACTTTACTAATTTTTATTTTTTCCATTCTAGTTTTGTTTAAATTTTAATTGATTTTGTTCTTTTAAATAATTGTTAAATTCTTTATTTGTTTCTGCTTTTATATGACAACTTCTACACAATGCTATAAGATTTTCTATAAAGTCTTTATTATTTGAGCCACCAATACCACGTCCAGAAATATGATGTATGTCTACAGCCGTTGTGCCACAATGCTCACAAGCTATCCAATCTGATATATCGTAGTTATAATATTTCATATATATTTTTGTATACTTCTTCATACTTTACAAGACTTTTCATATACCTTTTCAAGGTTATCAATTATTTGTTTATTACAAGGACCACAACTTTTCCATTGAGGATCTATATCAAACACACCCCTATACAAAGAATTAATTATTGTTTTTTCTTCTTTTGTCATTCTTTGGTTTTTTAAAACTATTGGTATGACCTCATCATATATCTTTATCTCATCTTCTGTAAATTGTCTTATATTTTTAAATCTTGGAAACATTTGATTTAGTTTCTGTCTACGTTCTTCGCAACCACAATCATTTCCTAATACTTTTTTAGCTAACTTGTCTATTCCTGTTGCTTTAGTAAACTTGGCTATATCATCTCCAATTCCTTTTGATTTTTTCATATTTTAAAAAATTTATAAATTAAATAACTAAATATAGGTGCACTCATTATTATTGTAAATATGTTTAAATGAGGTTCACCACATAAACCTAAACTATGTTTGATAAACTCAATCATCTTTTATGCCTTTTAAATATTTTTTAACAGATCTAATTGACTTACCTAATGTACTCTTGCTTATTTTTGTTGCTATTGACATTGTTCGCAAACTAAATTTTTCTTTATAATATAATTTAAAAACAGATACATCAAACCAATTTAATCCTTGCAATTTTTCATCTATCCACTTCAATCTTTCTTCGTTTTTTTCTAAATTTTCTATCTTATCTTTTGTTAAAGGTTCTTTAGTATAAATATAAAATTGTTTTAATTGTTCATCATTGTACTGCTTTCTATATTTTTTGTGATATGGACTTGTATTACTATGGTATTGATTCATCATTATTCTAACTATATAAAAAGTAAGTTGTTTCTTTTCTATTATTATTTTAATCTTTTCTTTATCTGCATTATATAAAGCTAGTATTGATTCGTGTAACAAATCTTCATAGTCAGGGTGTCTATTGCTAGTTATTCGTTTAGATATATCTAACAAATTTTTGTAGCTTTTTTCTATGTATTCGTTTAGTTTCTGCAAAAATCTTCAAATAATAAAGTTCCTGCCTGTTTCAAAGCATTATATTCCCATTGCCCTAAAGGACTTATTTCTGTAACAACAAGCTGTTTATATTGATCTTGAATAAAATCTATTTTATTATATATATATTCATCTTCATCAAATATAGTTTGTGTTTCTTTGTGTATGTATATATCATTTGTAACACCTCTATCAACTTCAAACAAAAAGTATCTAAAATTTTCTCTATTATCTTTTGTTCTTATATTTTTTGGTGGATTATGTTTTTTTCTCATTTTTTAAAGTATTCATTAAATAGTTTTGTAAACTCTTCTAAACTTTTACACACTACAGCTTTGTAACCTCTAGCATTTAAATTATCTAACCATAATTTTTGATCTTTGCTAGGTTTATTGTATTTAACTTTCAACTCAACCATTAGTCCGTTATGCTTTAGGTTTGGTTCAAATATTAATATGTCTGGTACTCCTTTCTTGTATATTTTCTTTATTATAGATTTTTGTTTGTAATTTTTTCTACCTAAAAAAACACCTCCTAATGTTGATGTCCATAACATATGAGGATATAAATTTAAATAATCAACTATTGTATTGTGTAATTCTTGTTCTTTCATTTTTCAGTGTGTATAAAAATGTTTACTTGAAATATTAATAAAAGTATATGGATCTCCCAATATTTTCTAATTTCATCTGGCTCAAAGTGTCTAACTCCAATTAACAATCCATTTTTTATAAAACTTATAAATATCATATTAAAATATTATTATCATACTATCGTGCATACCGCACTTATTATCTACATATTCACCTTTTGTATTATACCCACTAAATTTTAATCTACCTTTTATAAATCTAATTTCTTTTTTATTTGGTAATATATGTTCGTGAAATATTTTAGTACTTGTAGACACAGGTAGTAACATTACACATAATTTACCTTTTTTACTTTCTTCTATAGCTTTTAGAATAAAAGCCTCTTTTAATTTTCTACTATAAGGTGGGTTAATAAAATTTCTATAACCCCAATCTATATCTAAACCACACCAACTCATATCGTGCATATATGGACAAGGATCGCAATCAAATTTAAATTCATCATTTAATTTATTATAAAAATCTTCAGGTGTTTTCCAATCGTCCTTATGTACTAAATTTCTATTTTTCATACTCTTTTCCTGTATCTTATATAGCCTGTTGCTGTTTCTACCCTTTCGTAGCCACAATTTTCAACTAAATGTTTGTAAAACTTATTTACCTGTGATTGATCTTCTTTAATTCTATTTAAATATGCACTATCTAAAAAGTCAGGCATATTATTTGCACTACTACCTCTACTAAAATTTTTTTGATTTCTACACCAACGCTTATACCTTAAATTAGTATTCCATGTTTTCTCTAGTTCAAACCTCATCTTTTTGCCATTGTCTTCAGTCCAATATTCTATAAATTCTTCTATATATTCTTTGTTTTCTAAAGAACTAACTTCATTAATAAAATTTGCTTTGCGTAATATAATATCTTCTTTTTTATTTATTCTTTTTTCTTTATTATTATTTACTACAAAATTATCGCATTCTTGTATGTAAATATTTTCATTACTAGTTTTTAAATATTTTGCAATCTTGTTTTCAATTATTTTAAAATGCTTTTTAGCTGGTATACCTTTAAGTTTAATTTCAATATATCCTTTTTCTTGTAGTATTTTAAGTGCTTGTTTTATTTGATAATAAGACAAAGTTGTGCTACAAGTTATTGTATTAGTTGTATTATAAAAAAACCCACCTTGTAATTGATGGGTTTGTTCAAAGTATGATTTTTTTTGCATTAGATCCGATAAAACAATACTAGCATCTAAACCTAAACTGTATAATAAATTTTTGTTTACAATGAAGAATGGAGTAGATGCTAATAAGGTTTTCATAATTCTAAAAATATAAATTTTTATTTTTATATAAAAAATTTTATATAAAAGTTATTAATAATTAATTGTTAAAAAGGCATTTCAACAGACTTTTTGTCTTTTAGAAATTCATCATACATAACTGTAAATTTCTCTACTTCATCAATCCCTATTTTTCCACCTGCTGCCAATTCTATTGCACCTTTAAAGGCAACACTAAACCTAATATCATCTTTAGCATCATTATTATTGTTACTATAATTTGGTGATTTTTTACTAAAAGATGTATCACCTTTAAAAGCTATTTTTACTGTTCCTTTTTCTGTGATAGTATATTCTACAGTGTCACCAATTTGCTCAAAAGTTTTATCTTTCTTTTTATATAATTTACCTATATCACCATTTTCAAAGACAATAGTAAAAATATACATATCATTGAATTTTTCGTTTTGTAAATTAAGTTCTGTAATTGTTGATTTTTTTGTTTCCATTTTTAATAAGTATTATTTAATAAATCGTTAATGTCTATGTTTAAATAGCTACACAAATTAATCACCTCTGAAACTTTTAATGTTCCAGGATCTGAAAGCTTTGTTAGCATTGTAGGGTAAGACAAACCCATACTTTCTGCAAGATCTTTTTTAGTAAACGTGCTTTGACTTAAAGCAACTACCAAATTATTCTTGACAGCTTGTACAATATCATAATTATTGTAGTATCTAATTCTTGCCATATTAATAAAATTTACATAAATTTATAAAAAAAATATTATATATAAAAATTTATTTTGTTTGTTTATAAAGTTTTTTTTATATAATTTAGTATTAAATTAAAACAATAAGTAATGAAAAAAAACACAGATTTATTAGAAGAGTACAAAAATACTCTTATGAGTAGGATTAACGAACTACAAGAAAAGCAAAAAAAATATCAAGATGAAGATAACTATACTTTATATTCTAATATACAAAGTAGAATATTAGAACTACAAAGTCAATGGTATGAAGTACAAGGTTTAATAATTAAAAATATATAATTATGGAATCTTATAGAAAATATATTATAGAATTAATATTAAGCAAGAATCCTAATATTAAGAAAATAGATTTATACACACAAACAACTAAAAGACTAATTGATATATACATAAAGAAATGAAAATAATAATAGACAATAAACAAGTAGATCTAAATAGTATAACTATAGAAGATGTACATTCTTGGGATTATCCAGAATTTTGTGATGCTTTTGTAAGCTTTGCTAAATTTATAGATGGCACAGAACTTAACCCTAATCAACTAGATATAATTACAGACCAGCATCAGGAATATGTAAATGATCTAGCATTACAAACTTTTCAATTTAATTTATAATATTATGCATAAAAATATACACGATTTAAATACATACCACTTTTTTGAGGGTGAAATAACAATATCAGGTAATGATGAAAATGGTGATGATTTTACATTAACTATGAATGCTTATGAGGTTATCAGTTGGCTAGACACTGATGACATCAGAGATGAACTAGCTAAATGGATCTTAAAAAATAAGAACAAAAACAAGTATAAGAACAAATCACAAGAAGTAATAATGAACAATACTTTTATAAAAGATTAATTAAAACAAAAAGAAATGAAAAAACAAGAAAAATTAGAAAATATATTTAAATATATATTCAAAGAAACAAACGAATTAGTTACAGACTATATTGATATAGAAGAAATTTTACAAATGGAAGGCTACGATGATTTACACGAAAAACTAGAAGAAGAAGGCTTTTTTGATGTAGAAATAATTTATTATGCTAGAGCTATGGAATATTTACAAATAAACGATACAAGCCTATCAGATAGCTTGACAATAGCAGGTGAAATGGGTTATCGTGCAGAAGATTTAAATTCAGAAATATTAGCAAGTCTTTTAGCTAGTGAAAAAATACAAGAATCTTTTGGTAGCTATTATGGTGAAATAGAAGAAATATTAAGTAATGAAGAATAAAATTATGAAAAAAGAAAATAAATTAAAAATGAGAATTAAAGAATTAGAAGAAGAAAATAAAAACTTACAAGAACTTCTTTTAATTTATCAAAAAAAATGTTATCCAATTAAATAAATAAAATGACACAAAAAGAACAATTACTAAAATACTTTCAGGAAGAAGATTTTAGTATAACTACATTAGAATGTATGCAAAAATTATTAATTTTAGATCTACAAGGAATAATACGAAATTTAAAACAAGACGGACATAGAATTGAATCGTTTTGGATCAGTAGAAAAAATATGTATGGAGATATTAAAAAGTTTAAAAGATATTATTTAATAAAAGATGATATAGATTTTATTCAATTTAACAGAGAAAGGACGGTATTAAAAAATATAGTAATATAGAGTAGTTTCTTTTTTCATTACTTTGCTACTCGGAATAAGGGTAATTATATTAGTAGGGATAACATTCTGATATTTTTGCCCTTATTTTTTATAGTTCCATTAGTAGATTTATAGGTAGCTGTCCTGAATTTAAAACAACAGCACAACCAATAGCTTGTTTTTTAAAATTTTTGGCATAAGCAGTGGCATAACTTTTATTATCAACACCACAACCTGTTTGACAAGCAAAAACTCTAAATTTTTTCCCTACTAACCATTGAACATAACAAGATGTATGAGTATGACCACAAACGCTAGACATCATATTATTTTTAGCTTTAGTAAGAGCCTGTCCACCTTCTCCATGTTCATAAAGAACATCATTATATATAACATTTTCTACCCAATTCCAATCAGGGGTATTTAAAACTTCATTATAAGACCTTATCCAAGCACTTGGTATTCCCCCTGTCATACTTTTACGAGCAGCCATTCTATCGTGATTCCCTATACAAACATCAATCCCATTAGGTACTGTTTTATTATTAAAAGCATTATACCACCTAGCTACTCTTTTAATTGCTAATTTTAACTCATTACCTGCTGAATAACCGTCAGGATCTTGTTCGTGATAACTGAACCCATGCGAATCAATAATATCACCTATAAAAATTACTTGATTACAATTAAATCTATTGTATTGTTCTATACAAAAATCTAAATATTCATCTAAACAAAATGGTTCGTGTAAATCTCCAATAACTAGAATATTGTTATTATCTTTATTTCTTTTGTTTTTAATAAGGTCGTGTTCTACCTTTGTTAAACGAAGTCTATAATCTTTTTTAATATTATTTTTTTTTAAATTTCTCAACTGAACGCCCACCAAAGTAAGCTCCTATCACCGTTATTAATGTAAGTTGTAGTAAGTCCGTCCATTTGTCCTCTACTTGAAAGTTAATGCTACCACTATCAATAAATACAAGTAGCATAGTACAAACTATAAGGAATATTAAAACAAGTGGTCTTACTGATCTTGTAAGCACATTACCGTTTGAGTCTGCTTCCCACCTAGCAGTAATGTTTTTTTCAACCTCTATTTTATAAGAGTTCATTATTTCTTTAATCTTTGCTTTAGCGTTTAGTTTTTCTTCTTTGTTTGTTACAACACCGTCTATTATTTCACCAACACTATCTACAATTTTTTCTGTTCCTAATATGTTTTTAAATATCCCCATAAATATCTTCACTATTAATTAATGTATATGTAAACTTGTTTCCCCATATTTCTCTAGCTTTATAACAAGCAAATATAAACTCTGACCAATCATCATTACTTGCTATTACTTGACAACCTGCTGACCATTTATCCACTTGTGTAGATTTTTTTCCTGCTCTTGCAGTAGCTCTATGTATGTTTATACCAAAAAAACCTGTTTGTGTATTATTATCGTCTAAATCATAACAACCGTCCTTATTGTTATCTCTATATACTGTTACCTCACCCTCTCTCTGAGCCAAGCAATCGTAAATACCTCTGTGTTTGTCTATTCTGTATGATTTGTATTGTCCAGGCTTTAAACAAGCCACACCCTCAACTCTCATTATATTCTCAACCCAATATTTACCAGGATCGGTAGTAGCGTCAAAACTATAAAATTTCCATTCACCCTCTACTTTATAAGATAGTGTAATTTTATCATCAAACTTATTAGTGACCTCATCACCTGTAGAGCTATTTCTAACGCCTACAATGTTTAAATTATAATCGCCTTTATCAAACCAGTTATAACCTCTATCTTTTACTGTTTCTTCAATAAGATCTCTAGTTAATTTCATTATTCAAATTTACTAATTATTATACTATCTATTTTTGCTTGTACCTCTTTCTTTTTAACATTTAGTTGGAAAAGTAAGTTACCTGTAAATCGGCATACTTCTTGTGAATTGTTAATAACTACTAAAGTTGGTAGAACATCTATATTATATTTTTCTTGTAGTGTTGTACAAATTCCAATATCTGCTTTAACAGTATTGCAATCTTCCAAGTCTTTTAAAAAACTACAAGAATTTTTATCGTTCCACTTTGCCCAAAACTCTATAACAACAATCCCATTAGTTTTAATGTGCTTATTTAAAGCACTTTCTGTTATTACAGTTGTCTGAGCTATGGATTGTCCTACCAACAATAGTAGTATGTATTTTAGAAATTTCATTTTAATTCGTAAACTCTTTCCTCTATCTTATCTACTGTGTTTTCCATTTTGTTTAGTTTTTCTGCATTGGACATAACCGTTTTACTAATTAATTCTAGCTTTAAATCTAACTCAGACCTAGATATTTCTGATTCTGGTAATCGTTTTGCTAGTTCTATTTCATTACTTAAAACCCAATATTGTCCAACTAAACTACTAACTAATACAACTATAGCTATAATACTTTTTAATGATAGAGTAAATTTACTTGATTCTGAAACCTCTGTAGCCATATGTTTATTTATTGCAAGATTTATCTGCTAATCCCTGACCTATGATTAGAGCTACACCAACAACCAATAAGCTATTCATTTTTGTAGCACAAATTCCTAAATCTTCTGAAAACATTATAACCATTAGTATAGAGAATCCATACCAAAATTTTCTACTGTTTACAATTTTATTAATTACTTCTTTCATTTGTTAATTTAATTTAAAGTTAATTTTTCCATTTT